TCCAAACCCACCAATCAAACAAATCCCTATATCCTTATTGTGTCCCTTTGCGTGCGCTCCACTATCACCGTACGGCCTACCCTGCACTACAGTTCCATCACGAGCTACGATGGCGTGGTATCCGATCATACGCCAGCCGCGCTCTTCACGATGCCAGCGATCTATCTCTTTCATCTGTTCGTTAGGCGTCTTGTCTGCCCACCATCCCTCTTTCGTAGCAGAACAGTGTACGATGATCCCTTTGTGTGCGACAGTCATAGTTTAAATTCCTTGCGTATAGTTGTTGTCTGATTTTCTCGCGTAAAAAATTCAGGATCTATCTTATATGATATTGGGGGAATGTCGTCCCATGTACGCGCTATGCAAATGTCCACGTCAGTAGCGACGAAGATGAAGACACCTTCGTACGCCTTATCTACTTGACGATGGTTCAGCTTAAAGCCGTACCGCAGTGTTGAGGATGGTAGGTTGTGATGCAGGGGTCGGGCAGAACTTTTGACCTGTACACAGACCATACTTCCGTCAGGCTTTCGTACCCACAGATCGTCTCCTGGCAAGTCTACGTGAGTGGTACGCAGGTCGTGCTTCTCCAAAATATAAGCCGCGAAAAATTCGGCGGCTCGTCCTTTGTAAATGTTTTGTTTATTGCTGATTTATCTTGTACGCAAAAGGTTCTCTAAATGTGAGATGGTGACTTTGGCCGCGCTTAAATCTGATCGAAGCTCTGCGATCTCCCCTAGTAAATGTTCTATCTGTCCAGTCTTGTCGTCCAATTTCTCAGACAAACGATCCACTTGGTACTTCAAAGTGGCCTGATACTCTTGAGCAGCGTTCGTTTTTGTTTTCTCCCTCATGCTTATAAACGACCAGAACCCTGCTGAACCGATTAGCGCGACTGCCAATGTCAGTATATGTTCAAGACCCATCACTTGTTTTCAACACTGCGTGGTGGAGCCTCAAAGGCGTAACCACTCAGTAACTTCCGCGTATCTTTATCCACCTGTATTTCCCTCTTACATTGCATCCCGTACGGTGCGACTGCTGCGACTGCGTAAGTACCACCCTTATCATCGGGACAATGAAACTCGCATACCGTTACAACGGTAGCTACGTTATGTATGAACATCGACGTAACGAATATACCAGCCGCCAAACATGTCACGAGAATATACCTTTATTATTATAGGCCCACGTCACCAAGAAGTAGATGGCACCCAGAAGTAATAGGCTGCCAACTGCTGCGGCAGTACCGTTGAGTATAGCCATACGTGCTTGCTCTTTTTCTTCAGCCTCTTTCTTCTTACGTACGCGTTCTTTACCGCACCAACTTACCCAATCCCCGTACAGTCCTGGTCTCCCATACAACTGCATGTGTGACTTCATTTCTTTGCGCTGCTGGTTCATTTTTTCTAGCGCCATAAACTCATCAATTCCGTCTGCGTTTTTTCCAAACGCCTTTCTCCACACGTTCTTTTCTTTAGAGTTCCCTTGGGCTTTAAGGGTTTCTTCCGCTGTCATTATCTTGCCGAGAGCGCCAGCCATATCAGTGACTTCTCTACCATTCTCAACCATTTTTTTTATCGTGGCATATCCAGCATTTGCTGCACTTACCAACGCCAAAGTTTCAGCTAACACTGACTTGTCCTTTCTCGCGGGTGAAGCTGATGTTGATTACTTGCTGCGTCGAACAACGCCGCCTTTGGTTATAGTTGTACGTGGTGTACGTATAACCTTTTGGTACGCCTTCTTAGCAGCGCGACCTCGTTTTGAATTTGAGCTTGGTTTGCGTCTCATACCGTAGAAGATACGGATAGTTGCTATGCTAGTCGTCCCTTGTAGAAGATTGCATCAAACCTTTTTGTAGCAGGAGAGCGGTGTACATTTCTCGCCAATCTTTTAGCCGCATGATCACGTAGCTATCTTTAAGCTCTTCTCTATTGCGTCGAGTAATTACCACTGGCTTTTCTGGGGAGCCTGTTGTTTTAATGTTTCGCTCTGCTTGCGCCATTGCGTCACGAAAACTTAATCTCTCTACCCGCTTGGCCTCGATGAAAATCTCAGGCGTACCAAGTATGTCGGCCCCGCCTGACTGCGTACCAATAAAACCGCCACCAGATAAAGGTGCCCTTTGGCACCTGTTCTCGTTAAAGATGTGATCGTTAAACCAAGCGGCCAAGTCGCGTTCGTACTTGTCACCTTTGGATTTCTGAGGGTTGCCCACGTTAGTCTCCCTTGAGTATAAAATCTGGTAGCTCAAGCGTTTTTGGCTTTCGATGTCTTAGTTCTTCTTCATCACAGAATACACGAGAAGCGTCAGCCTCTCTGTCGTGACACGCTTCGCACTTGAATTGTTGTTTGGCTCTGGCCTTCGTACACCCACAGCTAATACAAGGCCGCCGCCATTTAGGTGGAGACGGCTTGATTTGGTATTTGGCCCCTGGAAAATACTGAAGGTTTAATCGCATCAGTATTCTTTTAATTGTGTCTACGCAGACTGAGTACCTGTCTGCTAAATATTTGTGTGAATGTTGCTCGTGATTTCCTTTTAGCCAATCAATCTCCAAAGCAGTGAGCTTTGTTTTCCTTGACATCGCTGCGCTAATTGCCTGTTCTGTTCTAATTTTCCGCATGAACATGTAACGTCTATACCACATACACAACTTTTGTAAACTTTTGGTCTGTAAATGTATTGACTTTTTAGCGAAAAGCGGTAAACTCTGAAGCGTTTACAGCGGCCGAAGGCGAACGCGACACCGCCACAGCGGTGTTGCGTGAGAGCGGAGAACGGAGAAGAGTTTACCGAAATCTACGTGAACGAAAAATTCAAAAAAAATTTGTACGCACGTACCGTTTTAGCTGTTGGAGATCCTAGATGAAGCTAAAGTTTCCCTTAGTTCTGCTGTCCATTCTCTTACTGTCGGGATGCCTCGCCCTACCCGATCAGAGATCTCTTGATCCGACAGAGGACTACGTGGTGCGCCCGAAGCATCGACCCAAGGTTTAGCAAAACTTATAGCTCTTTGCTTGGCAGTTCGGGGGCTGATTATCCTGACAGTCTCAGTATCTGGATCGCCAACAAAGGCGATGTTATAGACTGGCTCGTGTGCATCTGACCATTCACGAACCTTACCAAACCTGACCTGCATCATAACCTCTATACGCTCACCCGATGGTACGAGAGAAGATTGGATGTCAGCGAATGGGCTACTTGGGAGATCACCTTCGTATAGACCTGCTTTAACTTCTGCTGTCTCTTTGTCCCAAAACACTTGAGTAACTTTCATCTGGGTTTCTAGCACAGTCAACTGGTTGCTTGACCCCGCTTCTCGACCTGATGCAGTACCCTCGCTTGGTTTGTTTGAGTGATGCAGTAACCACACGACAAGGCCAGCATTGCGTAGCTTTAAGCAAAGTTGATTTATGTACGACCACTGTTCCGCAGAGTTCTCTTGAAGGCCAGGAAAGGCCGAGCGTATCGTGTCAATTACTATGTGCGTAGGGTTCGTAGACTTGATCCATCTCTCAAAGTTTTTGATCCCTGCGTCTGTCAGTAAGTTCATGTCGCGCTCGTCATGGAACGGTGCCCAGATCATAAAGTCGTCACCAGCATCACCGAAGCTGCGCTTGGAACGATCCAGAAAATTAGCTACGTTGGCACGAGAGTTTTCGAAATCAAAGTAGAGAACCCTTGATCTAGCGTTCAAATCGAATGGGCCAAAGCGCTGCTCACCAGAGCAAGCGCTGTACAATAGGTTGCGTACGAACATAGACTTTCCGTGTCCGCTGTACCCAAAGACTTGTATGATAGTTCCGCTTGTTGGAACAATAGGATCGATGTAAAACTTAATGTTATCTACGTATGCTCTTAGCTCATCCAAAGATGCCGTAGTGATAGGCTTGAAGTCAGAAGGTTTATACGTGGGCACAGGCTCGGCTTCTAATCCTGCGTTCCGTATCTCATTTGCTTCGGCACGTTCGCACATCTCACCAACCTTCTCGATTGGATTTTGAAAGAACGCTTCCATAAAGCGGTGCGCCCCATCAAGAAGATCCTGACCACGTTCGCCACTTCCAGCGAGTGAGCTTATATACTTATATAGTCTATCGTCTCTTCCGTTGCTGCCCCCATCAGGAAGCTTGAAGCCAAGTCGATCAATTAACTTTTGGGTGCGTTCCCATATAGGAAGGTGTACTTCTACATGCTCAAGTGACATGCCCTCAAGCCGCCACGTTGCAAAGTCTACGACATTGCTTGCCGTTATCTTTTTAACTATTGGCTTTACATAAACAGGTACATCATCAAGGTCATGTCCTTGCACTATATCCCATGTGTAATTCGCAGACGGTGGCGCGACACAGTATCCCTTACTGCCACGCAAGTCTAAGCCATCTATGATCGGCCATTCGACACCATCGCCAACAATCCCCGCCCTGTTCTTTATCCAATCAGAGCCTTCGGGAAAGCTATAGTAGTAGTGATAGCCCTTCTTAGTACGCACCCGCACAGGAGACTTAGTAAGACCGTAGCTTTCAGCCGCGTCCATCGCCGCTTGATTGTCACAGTCAACTATAACAAGGTTAGATAATTCACCAGACAGAACAGCTACAGAAGCATCAGGCCACTTAGTAAACCAACCGATTACTTCATCTTCAGAGGGTAGCGTTTTACTATCTACGTACTTACCCCACTTTACTGCTGGTACTTTTTCTCCCTTCCTTATTGGTATTATCGCCCAACCCCTGTCCAAATATTCTAGTGCCGCGTCTAGTGTGTTCATCTTTGATCTCCGTGAAGTATTGATCGAGCCTGACATGAGGCCAAGTCTCTTTGATTTTTGACAAGTAAATGGAGCTTACAAAGTTTCTCTTCACCCATCCGTACGGAGTGGTGCGGCAGATACCTAGTGACCTGGCTACGTTCGGTACGCCACCCAAGTCATCAAGAAGTTTCTGTATATTAAAGTGCATTTGTAATTTTTCCTCTTGCATTGCAAAAGGATGTATCATATACACTACTTTAACACAACCTATGATCTGTAAAAAGATCATCAATTTTCAAGGATCACGCTCATGGACGATGAATACGGGGTTATATTCGGTGACAATGTTTTACCCTTAAACCCACCTATAAGAAAAGATCAGCGACTTTATGAAGTAGCATGTGAATACGCCGAAGCAGACCGAAAGGTTGAGTATTGGAAAGAGATTGCCAGCTACCATAAAGAACAACTGCTAAGTGATTTGCCGCAAGATGTTGGCGAACACGAAGTCAAAGCCCACAATGATATGGGTCTGGAAATAACCCTACACGTCAGGGTTCCTGAGAAATGGACGTGGAATAAAAAGTTAGTAAAAGAAATATGCTCGGCTCAAATGTCAAACGCCCATGCGTTGCCCGACTGTATCTCCACCAACTTCACTGTCGATAGAAAGAAGTTCGAAACTGCAAGCCCAGATGTACAGGACGCATTAAGACCTGCGCTTACTATCGAGCGCGGCTTGCCAAGCATAAAGGTTAAATTACTTACATGAAAATTACACCGCTTAAAACAAACGACACATCAATATCCTCTGCCTCTAAGACATTGGTGTATGGTCCGCATGGATCGGGCAAGACAACGCAGTGTGCAAACATGGCGCACCGCTACGGCAAAGGTCTGATCTTATCAGGTGAGAGTGGGCTTAGTTCTATTTCTGATATGGAGATAGACTACCTACCCTTTTCTACCTTTGACCGCCCTGCCAAGGATGGTCAGTATTCTTTTCGTCAACTGATGGAGTACATTAACTCCGACGAATGTAAGAAAGAGAAGTACAAATGGATTGCGATAGATAGCGCAACCGAACTCAGCCAAAAATGTTTTGCTGATGTAGAGCAAGAGCTATCGGGAAGCACTAACGGATTTGAAAAGTGGGGCTTGTATGAGCGCAAGATAACCTTCGCTCTCAAGTGGGTACGTGATCTGCCTATGCACGTTTTGATCACGGCTCTCGCGGCTGAAGAGGACGACGATAACGGAATGACTAACTACTGGCCCATGATGGTGCAGAAGAAAGTTCAAAAACTTATACCCGCTCTCTACGATAATGTGTTTGCCCTTGTCCGCAAGACCTCAGACCAGAACGGAAAGATAGCCGTACGAAGGTACTTGGTATGCGATCAGGTCAACGGTTGGCACGGCAAGACCCGTGATCCACATCGCCGCCTTCAACCTTTTGAAGAGTGTGATGACATCACAGTTCTGCTTGAGCGCATCTACATGAGCGAAGAGCAGTGGAATAAGGGGAAGGACAAGTGATGGCTGACGAACCGTTGGTTATCAATCAGTTCAAGTGGTGCATCAAGTCCAACGTAGATGGTGGGTCTTGGTTATCACAGCACGGTGAGTGGTGTGAGAAAGAAAGCGCGGGTTTCTGGACCGACGATGATCACAAAATGGCGGCACCATTCTACGCGAACGATGCCGATACTGCACGAACCGCACGATGGGTGCCGATATACGATTACATGCGGCACATGTCCGAGTTTGACGATTTAGGTAACTATAAAAACTTTAAAAGAAAGATCAAAAAATGAGTGGATTTATGGGATTAGTGGGGCTTGATTTATCAGGCGTTGCAGTAAAATCAGGCCAGAGTATTCTGGATGTTGGCTTGCACGATGTTAAAATTATGGACGCCAAGGTTGTCCGTAACGACACGAAGAAGATGGCACAGCTTGAAGTATCGTACGCCAACGATGATGGTAAGATTACACAGTGGATCATTGTCTACTATGAGGGTCACAACCAAGCTGTTGAAATCGGACACAGGCAGGTCAAAGAAATATTACTTGCAATGGGTCACGATGGAAATGAGTTTCCTGAGTTCGATGTACTCAAGGGTAAGAACGTATCAATACGCGTAGGCACTGAAACCTACAATGGAAACACAAACAAACGTGTGAAGTATGTTAACCCACCCAGAGGTAAGCAAGCAGAAGGCGATGATGCTGACGCTGCAAAACCTTTGGATGATGAGATCCCATTTTAGACCATGCATCCAGTAGACCCACAAGCTAAGAAGCTGATTGCCGCTATAGACGAGGGCTTCACGAAAGAAGATCGTGGCCCTGCTCGTGCGTACATTGGAGCCAGTATGGCAGGGACTGACTGTGTTGCACAGATGGCCCTATCCTTGCGAGGTTTTCCTGATATAAAAATTGATCCGCAGTTACAGCGTATCTTTTTTGCGGGGCACAAGATTGAAAATTGGGTGGTCTACGATTTAAAGAAACGAGCAGACCTACGGGTGTACGAGAAGGACGATATTACTGGCAAACAACATAGGGCTGAATGGCTCAATGGTCATGTGGTTTGTAATACGGACGGACTAGCAGACTTCGAAGATGGCACAGGGCCGATGATCCTAGAGATCAAAAGCATGAATGATGCCAACCATAAGAAGTTTGTTGGGTATGGGGTCAAGGTTTCACATAGGAAATACTATCGCCAAATGACGATGATGATGGCGATGATGAGGATCGAGCGTAGTTTGTTCGTAGCGTACAATAAAAATAACTCTCAATATCACATAGAGATCGTCCCTTTCGATCAAGAAGAATGGGACACAATGTACGTGAAGATACAAGCTGCGCTTGATGGGCAAGCGGAGCGCATTGCTGACAAACCCGAAGATTGGCGGTGCAAGTCGTGCTTTAAGAGGGACAGTTGTTGGGGAATACCTGACGTGCGCCCCGCTTGTCAGTTCTGCAAACATAGTTTCGCTAATAAATCTGGTGGCTGGACATGCACGATAAGCAATCAAGAGTGTAGTGGCACTTGCGATCAATACGAAATGTTCAGACCAACGCAAAAGGCATAGAGATGATACAGCAAATGGAAACCCTAGCTATGCTTAAAGAAGCAAGGCAGGGTATAATAAGAAAAGAAGCAGAGATCGAAAGTATATTCGAAAGGCTTGAGGCTTTAGAAACTACCGATATTGATGATGTTCACCGAGCCAAGACAAAGCTTCGCCACGAGAAGGAAAGACTTGTCGAGTTGAAGTGTAAGGCCACCGAGCATGAAATTAAACTACTTGAAATGGGATACCCGAAGAATGTCTAAGCTACGAGATCTGCCGCTAGAAGAAGGTAAGCGGTTGATTAATACTGATCGAAACAAAGAGTACGGTGAGCCGTACGAAAACTTCTCTGACATTGCTGCAATGATTTCAGCTATACTTCGAGGCATCTTAAAAGATGGTGAGCGCGTACGTGTTGAGCATGTCGCAATGATAATGATTATCGTCAAGCTTTCGCGTATGACTACATCACCCGACAAGTTTGATAGTTGGGCAGATATAGCTGGCTACGTTGGTACGGGATGGGAAGCGATTGCGGTGGATCGCAAACTAGATACCTAGAAGCTACCACCAAAACCGCCACCGAAACTACCGCCACCTGATTGGCCGCTCTTACCACGAGTGCCAGCGACAGCATCAACGATGCCTTCTTTGGCCCATGATACGCCACCCAACACTGGTACACGCCCGACAATTTCACGCATCGCTGCGCGTCTTTCTCCGTTAGCTGGCTTATCGTCCCACCAAGAACGACCACCTTGCAACACAACTGTTGCATCATTGAAGAGACCCACCGTTGGGCCACCAATAGTTTCAAGTGTCCTTTGCGTTCCGTACGCACCGTTATCAGATTGAGACGCTATGTCGTACGCCAATTCTCCAATGAGACCCAATCCCCCAAGAGCAACCATACCATCGAAGTACCAACCCATAAGCATATCGAGGTCTTCGTTTTCTTCAAAGGCTGTTGTGAGTGTATCGGACAACCTACGTTCACGAAGTCCAAACTCTCTGTTGTCCTCACCGCCACGTCCTTGAATGATGTCCTTAGTTCCAACAGCTATTCCACCCATTGCTGGCCCTGCTACTAGGAGTGCAGCGAGTGGACCAAGGCGGTTGTCAGATTGACCTGCAAAAGCCTTGACGAAGTTGGCCCCACGTTGTGCTGGCGTATCGCCACGGAAAGCCTCACCAGCCACTGTATTGACCAGTCGGGTCATCATAAGCGGATAAGACTTTAACTGCATTGCTATAGCCCCTAGAGGCGTCTGCCCCCACAGAGGTAAGTCGTTAGGGTTAGGCGTGAAGATCATTTGGTTTGTCAGCTTAATCATAGAAGCAGCAAGCTTATTGGCTAGTGGGTGTTCAGCACCAGTAAAGCGGCTTTCCATAACAAGATCCATGTCTAGGTTCTTATCTTTAACGAACTCAGCGAGACCCTCTTCTTGCAAGATGCGCCGAGCAATCCGACCCGCACGAGAGTTAGGACGGTTCCTTAAAACTTTTTGCTGAGACTTGAGGTGTTCGTACGAAACCGAGGCGGCAACGTCTCGCATCATGTCAGTCCAAGGAGTGAGCAAAGTAGAGTTAAAGAAGCCAGTCATAAACTGTGTACTGTCTACACCATGAGCTACCGTAAGCCTTTGGTGTACTGCATTTTCTGTAGCTGCTCCAATATTTCGGATCATGTCACGATACTCAGGCTCTACTGAAAACTTACGCAATGCCTTGGCGTATGATCCTAAATCACCTGTACGTATCAATGGCAGGATCAAGTCTCCCAGGCTCGTAAGAGTTGTGAACCCCAGGAGAGTAACAGCGTTTACGCCACGCAACCATTTGGAAGCGTTCTTACCTGAGAACAATCCATGTACGCCATCAATCGGACGACGCATTGCTGCGTTCATAAAGCCCTGTGCGTGCTTGAGGTTATTATTCGAAGTAAGTTTAGTAAGACCTTCCGTATCACCCAAGGCATTAGCTATGGCATTAGCACGTTTGCGGAAGTTGTTACGCAACATTATTGCGTCTGGATTGTCTGATAACTGATCGCCTAGAAGATCCATAATATTGGCTTCGATCTCCGCAGCAGTCTTGCCGCCTTGCGCCATGTCGATAAGCTCTTTAGCCTTTTGCTCTGACTGGAACTTGTCTTTAATGGGTGCGTAGAAATAGTTATTGTCAAACGTGTTCTCTTTAACGCCATGATCTGATGCGCCAGAGCGTGCCCATGTCGTAGAGATTATCTTATCACTAGACAGTAACGCCCCTATAACTTTACGTGCGTTCATCGGCTGTGCAAGAATAGACATATAGTCGTGATACCCATGCATACCTGCGCCGTACTCAGTCGTAAGGTCAATGCGATGCTCAAGGTTATCTGAATACTTTGTCATCGAAACGAGCAGATCATTCTCTAAGAACACTGCTAGACTGTCAGGTGTATCAAAGTCAGCAAAGTCAGTGTACTCGTCCAGCCTGATTACACGATTATAGTCAAGGTGGTCTGCGCTATCGCCAGCTTTATCTGTCATGCGCTTAAAATTCTGCGCGGGGTTTGATAGTACGCCATCTTCATCAATGATACGCTGCATCATTCTACGTGCTGATTTGTCTGCTAGTTCTTTAGACCCACCACCGTTTCGCTCTGCCATAAAGTATTTTGACATACGACGCATAAACTCTTCGGGATCATTCTCGATCATGTCCTTACGCCAGATCATAGGGAAGTAGTTTTTATCTATGTTACCAACCAGTGCGCCAGCTTCATTAAGACGGCCATTAGCTTGATCTAAATAATCACGAGTATGAGTGTAGGCAACCAACTCTTCTTGTGTAAGAGACGAGACTTTGTTCTTGTTTCTAAGTGCGGAGATAATGCGTACGTGACTGTTGGGTTGTGACATCCTACGTTTTGGTGAGATACCAACAGCGCCGATTGCGCTTTCTATCATCATTTGCGGGCCAGTCTGGAAGTACCGCTTTATGACGCCACCACTGTCAGGAAGACCACGAAGCATCTTGGTGAGGGGAATTAAGAACTTACCCATCTGTGCGTTCGTACGCTCGAAGTGACCGCCGCTGCCGTCTTCAGGTTCGAAGAAGCCCGCAAGCTTTCGCATACCAGACCTAGCCATAATTTTAGCGTTCGTACGTATGGGGTTAAACAAGCCACACTTGCGTATCTCGGCTGCTGCATCTGACGGCATACCCCGCCCGCGTGCTACAGAGATCATAGCTTCTAGTGTACGTGGGGGTACGCCACCATCTTCGAGTTGCTGGGCTGCTTGCTTGAAGATACGTAATTCATTCGCACCTTCCATAGCATCGAGCATTGCCCGCCCATTCGCTGAGTTTGTACGTGCGTTTTCTCCCAGGATAGGAGTTGCGTTCTCAAACACATCGCTTCTTACGCTGCGGATACTGCGTGAGGACAGCATCATCTTGTCGCCACCCAAGGTTATACTTGTAAAGCCAGCCTGTTGAAGAGTTCTTTTGAGCTTGCGTTCGCCACCTAAAATCTCACTCAGGGTTCTTACCATCTCTTCTGCTGAATACACCCCGCGTATATCGTCTATTGCTTGTGCTTGATTTACGGATGTCTCGGAAGACTTGAGGTGACTTATCAGCGTCTTAACTATAGCGTGCTTACCAGTCATTTTGTTTTCAAACATGGCTGGCTGTGTATCCCTGATAAATACAGGTGTACTTGTCGTATCTATGTTTGCGCCAATGTCCTCAAGTTCCTTTGATAAGACGTCATCGAGTGTGTACAACCGATCAATGTGTGCGAAACTGGTAGACCCGTCTATTTTACCCATGTTTATTTTTGCGCGTACGGCTTGGAGCATATCAACTAAGTCAGTGACTGCTTCACGTTTCTCTGCGGGCACAGAAGATATAATTTGAGTACGTGTGTTGGCTACAGTATTGCGAGGGGATACAGATACATAGTTTCCAATCCCAAACGGCCCGTCAGATACACCGCCTGAGAAATGCGGCACTACCTTGTCACCCGTAAACTCACGTATTGCGTCGTATCCTGGGCGCGTAAACGACGTCGTAACTTCATTAGCAAAATCTACGGCGTACTCCGCAGGTACTGCTTCGGAGTATCTAGCTTTGGGGCTGCCCTTGAGGACTTGGCTTTCACCAATCATATCACCGAATACAGTTAAAGGACTAAAGCGCTCGCGGGCTGCTGGATTAGCAATGGTTCCATTAAGAACGTAAGCAAGACCCTCAGTGATTTCGTTTTCCAGATCATCAATAAAGTCTGCAAACAAGTCAGCGTCTTCGCCATCCATAATCTCAGACATTATTTTAAGCTTCGGCTTGGTGGAGTTTACGTCAACAGCCTCTACCATAACGTCGGAAAATAATTTCCCTGGGTTCCCACCCAAAATAGACGCTGCTTTGGAAAATACGTTGCGCGTTGAGTGGGGCACTACCGTTGTGGAGTACAGAGCTTCAGATACGAACGATACGGCTTGCGTAATATCTTCGGTACGTGAGAGATTTGTACTTGCTGCGCGTACAATCTTACGAAAGTTCCCGTACGCAGCTACTTCAGGGGTAGCTGGCAAAGACGTAGCCGACAAGCGTGCCAGTCTTGCCACGATAGTTCTAGCCGTATTTTCTATAGCTGGTGTTCTATGAGTAAAGCCACGCAAGTAATCACGGAAAGCACTGTTTGCATTTTGTGGAATACCGTTTTCAAACTGAGTACCGTGATCTTGATACTGTTCTATAGTGAGAGCTTGGCCCACAGCATCGGATTGCTTACTGGCTTTCTTGTTTGCACGTTGGTTTTTACGCATACGTATCAAGGCTTGAAGTACATTCATTGCCTGTTCTGGCGTAGCGCCAAGACCTTTAATGACTTCCTTATCAGCGCTCAAGGCCATACCCAAAACAATATCAGGTTGCTTGATGTCTATTGCTCGACCCTTATTGCCGCCACCCTTTGCCTTCTGCTTGGATTGCAGAGTATTTAGAATTGCTTGCTCATCTTCAGTTAGGTTTATGTCATTAATCTTTGTATTTGTTAGGTGGTACACGCGTTTAGCAAGCTTGTTACCAAAGTCAGACGGTGCGCCATCTGCTCCTATCTGTCGGCGGTATTCTGCGAGTGCCTCAATAAGACCGTACTTGTTTGTGTCATCACCCTTGGTGCCCTTAACAACAGTGGTTCCGTTTCTAGCCTTATTGGCCTTGGCTTGTGACGCCATAATCTTATTGAAAGCAGA